CTGTTGATTTTTCGGCGGATTTCATCGATATCTCCTGATTTGATTGCGTTGAGTGTAAATGTGCGAACCATTCCAGATTTAAGACCTGCGAGTAAGCAGGTATCTTCAAAGTTCTCACAAGTTACTCCAACAGAGGAAAAGACCCAACTGTGAGCCTGATCTCTATGTATTTTTATGATACTATTCTCTTGAATATCCTCAGGCTTAGTAAGATCAAGAATGGCCTGAAAGATTACTGCCAAATTAAGGCTTTTAATAGGATCTTTCTGGGCTGTATCGTAAAGAGATTCAAAATCTATATTATTCAATTGGTTCCTGAACAGGTCTGGAAAACTTACCACCTATATAATTATTGTAATAGGCAGCTTCATCTGTTCCCTCTAGTTTTGCGGTTAAGACATGATTAATCATTTGATAATAGCACTCGTAGTATCGTAAGCTCCGTTTATTTTTATACTCACCTATAATCTGAAACCGGAAATGTTTCTTTCCCAGTGTCTCGATCTCCTCATTAAGAGTCTTGTTTGATCCGGTATAAACTTCCCAGTTTGACTCGACCTTCTTTTTATTTTTCTTAACAAAGTATTGCTTGCATCCTATGTAAGCCTTCTTTGTTTCCTTCCGAGTTATAAGATAGACAAACCCAAAGTTATTCTTAGTGTCGAGTCTCTGATGATATTCCCAATGCATTACCAATTCACTACTTCTTCAACATCAGGTTCTTTGGTAACTTGTGTAAGAAACCTTTTGCCTCTTGCATACTGGAACACACGAAGACCCTTACCTTGGTTAGCATCCTCCCAGCACTCTCGCTTATGTCCACAATAGATACAACCAACAGCAAGCTTATGATTCCCAGACTTACCGTCAGGAAGATCAGCATAACACCTATCAGGTACCACGCTGTCTGTAACCATCCCTTTAAGATATTCCACTCTTTGTTTAGCATTGATCATATCCATCTGATGTACAGGAGTTAAACATATTTCTCCTGTTGATTTGTTTATAGCAAGGAAGGCAGCTCGATCAACTCCATTGGCATGAGCATAAGCGGATATCTGAGCTATGTATCCGAAGGGATCATCCTCTGCAAGCTTGTGATATCGGAACTTATCAAAGCCCGGACCACTGGCAGACTTACAATCAACCAGAACGCCATCTATCATAGCATCTTGGTGACCCCTCACTCCCTCGACTTCTACTTCTCTTTGTTGATCTGTTACTGTGTGACCTGAGATAGAAGCACAGAGAAGCAATAACTCTTCCAAGATATATCCGTATAAAAACTTTATACGAGTGGAGGGTTGAAGCTGTACATCCTTCAGAGGTTTATTAAGATCGTACCAGAGCTGTCTGTTTGGTTTGCCAATGGCAGACAATCGTAGGTTGGCACGATCTCTGGGCTTCTCATAAAGAAACGATTTGATGTGTATTTTAAGCATGTTACCAAAGTTATCTATATGCTTATCGACTTCATCCTCATCCATATCAATAGGGTCAAGAGTAAAGAGATTATAAATATCTTCAACTAGTGTTTCTATTTTTTTCATATGAATAAAGAGGGTGCCACAACATGTGACACCCCCTCTCCTTTCTAGTTATTAAAAGGGTACATCCTGCTCTTGAACATAACCTCCTTCTACTGGTTCAAAGTCACGGTCGTCTCTGGTGTACTCAATAAAGTCCACCACTTGCACTGCTGATAGGTCAGCAGATATTCCAGTCTTCCCAGCATAGCTCCAATCAAATGGAATTGCCTTGACATTAACTGTACTACCATTGGCAATTAACTTACCATTCCAAGGATTGTTTTGAGAATCCTTTACAAGAGGAGCAGCTCGTTGACTTCCATCCTTACGTAAAACCTTACGCTTGACGGTAACAAAATCACCACGCTCGTCATCCTTGTTATTAACGGTAAGACCTGCATCCTCAATGACAGATCGATTGTCATCGTTCACCTCAATCTGAATTGACCAGACCGGCTCGAACTTTGTATTAGGTTCGATGATCGAGGCATAGTGGCACTTACCAGAAATATAAATCGGATCGTTCATTTCATTCTCCTTTAAAACGCTGCACCATTGCAGCCATGAGTGGGGATCATTCCCCGTGTTGTCTACTACTACCTAAGCAACGAGTGAATTGTACCATACCCGTATTCAATAGTCAAGCACTTTAATGTGTCTCGGCCCAATTATTTCCAACCTTGTAGCTGGAGTCAAGCTCGCACTTGAAGTTCAATATCTTTTGTGTCTGATATATAGCCTCCTTTGTTATCTTAGTGAAGGGTTCAATGTCTGGCTTGGCTACCTCGAACTGATACTCATCGTGAACCGATGCTACCAGTCGGGCATCCAGCCCNGACCTTCGTATCCTCTTATCCATTTCCACNAGCCATTGCTTACANACAACTGCCCCGGCTCCTTGGATAAGAGCATTAACTGCGGAATGTTCTGATCTAATCTGAAGCCTTCGACCATCCAGACCTTTAATAGTTCCTTCCTTCAGGACTGCTTCTTGTATATCAGATCGCAGCCTCTTGAGTTGTGGCATATTATGTAAGAACTTTTCTATAAGTTTCCTTCCAGTCTGAGCAGAACCTTCTACTATCTTCCCAATCTTAGCTGATCCCGCTCCATACAGGAAGGCATAGATAAAGGTCTTGGCTTGATCTCTAGTTCTTAGACCAGCCATTTCTTGATTAACTGAGTGAATATCTCCAGTGAGTATTGTATTGGTATAGGCTGGATAATCCAGATAGTGCGCCAGACATCGCAGCTCTAGCCCACTCGCATCAGTACCCACTAGTTGGTGGGTCTCCGGGTTAGATACTGTCCAGAGGGATCGGCACTCTTTACCGTAAGGACTGGACACTGCCGGAACTTGGGCCATGTTAGGCTTATTATGAGCCATGCGTCCCGTGATCGTACGCAGAGTAAGAACCTTACCGTGAACTCGACCATCCTCCTGACACTCTTGTATCCAAGACTTGAGAAGTCCTGTACGTTTCTGAAGCAGAAAGTATCTATTAAACATTTGAGCTTCAGGCATATTTTTAATCTGGGAAAGAACATCTTCATTAATAATAATATTACCTTTGTCTGTGTATCTCTTAGGTTCCCATCCTCTCTCCATAAGACGTTCAGCAATCTGCTTTCGACTGGCAATATTAAAGGGGATGTACTTAACCTTAGTCTTTAGTTGAACTTCTATGGGTTCAAACATTTCGGTTGCCTGATCTTCAAGATAATGTTGTTCATCTTCTAACTTGGCTAGAAGTATCTGTCCTTCCATAAGATTGAAGGCAAACCCATTAGCTTGTTGGCGATCTATTATTATTCTTATATTACGTTCGAGTTCATACGCTTGTGGCTTGAACCCCTTACCTTCCTGTTCCAGATTAGTCGCAAGCCTCCTTGTAAGTTCCGTATCACGCACACAATACTGAAGCATGTCTTCGCTGTACTCATTGAACGTAGTAATCTCTCCTTTAGTATAATCAAGTCTTTCTCCCCACGATTCCAGAGAATGTCCACCATCCCGAACAGGATTGTATAGTTGAGATTCAATTAATGTATCTCTTATTTGTCCGGGTTGTATATTAGCATTAGCTAGTCGGTTAAGAATAGGTCCATCAAAGCTAAGACCATTATGCATAATGAACTGATCTATTTTACCAGACCAACTACCGAATTGAGTACACTCATCTTTAATCCATTGTCTTGTTTCTCCTGTCTGATAATGTTGTGCAACAATACAATGTATCTTTGTTGCATTAAGGTCATCTGTCTCTATGTCAACAACTGCTTTCATCATAAGTCATATCCATCAAGTATGCATCACTGGTTGGAATATGAAAGAACTTCTCTCCTTTCTGTATATTACGATTGGGGGCTTCCCTCACTTCACATTCAAGAAGTGTCTGACCATCTATATGCCAAGCCTTCTTGCANTCATTTCGGAACACCACGAATGTTAGTANATCATCAGGACATTCCTCCTTCCANTTATTAAGAAGCCTTCTCTTTCTTTCAGGGATACGTATCTCTTTCCAAGANTCAGGCCAATCTCCCCGCCAAGAATATTTTATCTCAACTTCGTAAAGTATTCGGGGAAGATCACCATCTACCGTGCAGACAATATCAAAGTAGTATGTCTCATCGGTGGATATGTTAGAGTGATCATGATCTTTAAGCCAACCTACCATTTGCTTCTTAGCTTTGGTATCGGCCTTGTTATAGAGTGCTTTATCAAATGGTTTTCTCATTCCTCGTCCTCACAATTACATTGGGTTGGAATTTCATCGTCTCCTAACATAGCACTCCACTCATAACCACATATATTA